ATGAAACAGTACATTCATGTAACCAAGGAAACGCGTCAGAAGCTGATGAAGATTTTCGGCTGTACTGAGCGAATGGTGTTTTATGCACTCCAGTTTAACGAAAGGAAGGGCAATTCGGATTTGGCAAAGAAGATCCGCAAGGCTGCCTACGAGAATTACGGGATTTTGATGAATGTGATTCCAGCCCTGGAAACACTCCATGACCACGACAACTATATGCGTCAGTATTTACCGAACGGCGCAGTTCTGGAGTTCAACAAGAACAATGGAGACGGTGATGTCTATATCCATGGCAAGTGTGTGAGACATTATGAGAATCTTTTCTGGTCGGATATTGAGGGAATCCAAAACTGGGCGATGACCTTGAGATAAGGAGGAGTTTATGGAATACTACGGTAATACACTTTGCATTTCGGCACGCGAACTTATAGACGGGGGCATTATGTCAACTCCGAACTATAAGCAACTCGCTGCACGTGGCCGTATCGATGTGGTACGCCGTGGTGGTGGCTCAAGTAACAACTATGCGCTGGTTTCCGTAAGCAGCCTCCCTGATACTTACAAGGATAAGGTGAAAGCCTTGTATCCTGACCCGTCTCTTGAGGTGCTGCTTGCCTGGCTGGATGCCAACTATGAGATAGACCAGGCAGCCGTTGCCTATTTTGCCGACTGGAGAAACAAGAGCGGACACGACCACGCCACCGATGCCCATGTAGCCGAGTATGTTGCTAACGCCAGTGTGCTGAATGCTTGCATTCGTCTATACAACAACGCCAAGGCAATACACAAGACTATGGGCTTGAAGTATGACTGGTCTATGATGTCGCAAGCCGTGGAGGGTTACAGAATGAAGACCAACCACACCCTGCCAACAAGTATGCTCCGCTTCCGCAAGAAGGTGAACGAGTACCAGGCAGAGGGTTATGCTTGCCTTATCAGTGGCAAGTTCGGCAACCAGAGCCGCCGTAAGGTTGACTACAAGACCGAGCGTCTTATCCTCTCCATTGCGGTACTTCCCAACAAGCCGTTCAACACCAGCGTCTGGGAGATGTACAACTCTTTCGTATGCGGCGAACTGGAGGTGTGGGACTATGAGACAGGCGAGCTTCTCAACCCTGAAGAGTGGACCGACAAGAACGGCGAACCAATGTCACTCAGCGAAAGCACCATCACGAACTATCTGAATATGCCGAAGAACCGTGTGCTAATAGACCAGAAACAGATGTCGTACACGACCTTTATGCACGAGCAGATGCCACACGTTCACCGTCACGCTCCTGAGTTCTCATTCTCGAAGGTGTCATTCGATGACCGCGACCTTCCCCGTAAGCTGGCAGACACAAAGATCCGCCCGAAAGCATACTACGCCTACGATGTGGCGAGCCAGTGCGTGGTGGGCTTTGCCTACAACCGCTACAAGAATGTGGACCTTGTGACGGACTGCTTCCGCTCGATGTTCCGATTGATAGAACGCCACGGTTGGGGTTGTCCTGCACAGGTGGAGGTTGAGAACCACCTTATGAGCCAATGGCGTGACAGCTTCCTCAAGGCTGGAGTGCTGTTCCCGTTCGTCCGTTTCTGTGCTCCTATGAACTCGCAGGAGAAGTATGCCGAGCCTTTGAACGGAGCAAAGAAGCGTAGCATTGAGCACAAGAACCACCTCGGTATTGGTCGCTTCTATGCCAAAGGGCGTGCCTACCGTACTGAGTCGAAAAAGGTGTTCGATGCGGCAAACGACACCTACGAGGATAAGCAGTATTACACCTGGGATGAATTGATCGCTGACGATATGCGCGACATTCAGGAGTTCAACCACTCCCTGCACCCTAACCAGAAGAAGTATCCAGGTATGACACGCTGGCAGGTTCTTGAGGCGAATATGAACCCGACCCTCCAGCCAATGGATAAGTCTGTATGGGCACGCTTCATCGGTGAAAAGGTATCAACAACCATACGCCGTAACAGTTATTGCCAGGTGGTTTACAAGGACTGGTGGTTAAGCAAGACTGAGGTCATTGAGAAGTTGGAGCCTAACAACTGGAAGGTGGATGCCTACTACCTGACCAACGATGAGGGCGATGTGACCGATGTGTATATCTTCCAGAACGACCGCCTGATTGACAAGCTCGAGGATGTCGGCACTTTCAACACAGCCGATGCCGAACAGACGGATGAGGACAGGGAGATATTCGTTGCCCAGCAGAAGAAGATAGCGGACTTCAACGGCTATGTGAACCGCAATGCCATTGTCCCTGTAGGGGTGGCAAAGGTGGAGCAGCCTATCGAGGTGGCGGTTGAAGCTCTGGAACTCCCGACACTGGGCGAACCAGAAGAGGCGGTTACTTATCACGTCCCAAGTGCGTTGGAATCCCTTTAGAACAGCATTAGAATAACATTAAAATAAGTTTGAGACAATGATTACAGCAGACAACAAGAAACGGATATTGGAGGCGATAGCAGCCAACCGTGCAAACTACCCGAGCGATGCGAAGCACGCTGCTTCGTTGGGTATCTCTACCTCGGTTTACAGTGCCATCAAGAACGGTCAGACCGACAAGGCGTTGAGCGATGCCAACTGGATAACCATCGCACGCCGTCTGGGTGTAAACCTCCGAGGCGGTATGGAGTGGAAGGCGGCCAAGACTGCCACCTTCGACTTTATCACTATACAGTTGGAGGCTTGCCAGCAGAGTGGCTTGAGTGCTATCCTTTGCGATATACCGAATATCGGCAAGACCTTCACCGCGCGCTACTATGTACAGGGCCACCGCAACGCAATCTATGTGGACTGCTCACAGGTGAAGACAAAGCTGAAGCTGGTGCGTAAGATAGCCAATGAGTTTGGCGTGAATAGCAACGGCAGATACAGTGATGTTTACGAGGATCTTGTGTACTATCTCCGTTCTATCGAAACTCCCCTTATCATTCTTGATGAAGCTGGCGACCTTCAGTATGAGGCATTCCTTGAACTCAAAGCCTTGTGGAACGCTACCGAGAGATGCTGCGCCTGGTATATGATGGGTGCCGATGGTCTGAAGGCGAAGATTGAACGCTCGATCGAGCACCAGAAGGTGGGCTATACCGAGATGTTGAGCCGTTACGGTGACAGATACAGCAAGGTGACACCCGATGATGGCAAGGAGCGTGAGAAGTTCCTGAAGGACCAGGCTTGTGCCGTGGCGAAGGTGAATGCTCCAGCAGGTACCGATATCGCAACCCTTGTGCGTAAGACAAACGGAGGACTTCGCCGAGTATATACAGAGATTGAGAAACTAAAAATGGCGTAACGATGGCAAAGAGAGCATACAGCCCAAAGGATGTTGCGAGTATCAACCACAAGGTGCTACCGTTTACAGGCAAGTGGAAAGAGGTGTTCGGTGAGCCAGAACAGGGCGACACTTGGTTTGTCTCTGGTCCCAGTGCCAGCGGAAAGAGTTCCTTTGTGATGCAGCTTGCCAAGATGCTTTGTGGTATCGGCCCAGTGCTGTATGTCTCACTTGAGGAAGGTGTTGGACTTTCAATGCAAAAGCGATTGAATGAGTTCAAGATGAACGAGGTTCAAGGTTCATTCCGCATCATAACTGATGGCGATATAGAAGACCTGGGCAAACGACTTGCAAAGCCTAAGAGCGCCAAGTTTATCATCGTGGATAGTTATCAGTTCGCATTTGAAGCTGGCTGGGAATATAGACTAACAGCGGAACTGATAGACCGCTTCCCGAAGAAGACCTTCATCTTCATCAGTCAAGAGGACAAAGGTAAGCCTCTCGGTAAACCTGCAATCCGATTGAAATATAAGGCTGGGGTTAAGGTTCGCACATTGGGCTTTCGAGCATTTTGCGAAGGTAGATATGCTGGTCAAGTGGGTGCGTACTACACCATCTGGGAGGAGAAGGCAGTTGAAGTGTATAATACCACATCAAATGGACAAGAGACTGAAGCGGAGGACCAACCTCCTGTATAGGTTGCGCAAGAAAGGCATACGATGCGACACCAAAGCGAGAGAGATATACTTCGCCTATGACAAAGACCCTTGGAAGGTCATTCAGATAAGGCGACTATGTAAGGAATTCAATTTTAATGTTCAACTAACAATAGAGTGAGATGAAGAAGAAAATTTACATCAGTGGTGCGATTGCCCACTACGGAATGGAAGAGCGACGAGCTACCTTTGAAGCAGCTGCTCTCCGATTGAAGGAACAGGGCTTTGAGCCGGAGAACCCATTTGAGAATGGAGTTCCTGCAGATGCCCATTGGATGGCACACATGAAGGCGGACATTGCTTTGCTCGTTGGCTGTGACTACATCTATATGCTCAACGGCTGGGAACTCTCAAAGGGCGCGAAGCTGGAGTTTGATGTGGCAAGCAGCTGTGGTATCAAGGTGATGTTCGAGGGGCAGGAGTCAAGCCGTGAATATGTGTGCTGCATCTGTGGCGAAATACATTCAGGCTACGGACACAACCCTCATCCAGTGAAGCACGGTGGCGAGTGTTGCCCAGAGTGCAATAAACAAGTGTTGTCAATGAGAGCACAATTAGCGAAAGGAGAATAATTATGACAAAGATTGTAATAACACTAAGCACAGGTCGTAAAGTTACCCTAAAACAGCCAGATGAGTTAGGCGATTGTGATAAAAGCAAGGAAATCTCTTTGGTTTTCAATAATGGCGAAATCTATTCAGGATGGTTGGTTGACTTTGATGAAGAAGATGATGAGAATAACATCATCTTGAGGAGACAAAATTCTAAGTTCAATATTGGCCTTCCTTATGACAGATTAGTCGGTTGGTATTACAAATAAACAAGTAAAATTATGGCACAGGAAGTAACCAATTTCGCACGCTTTTACGCATCGTTCAATCAGTTGCCATGTAGCGGTGATAGAGACGATATGAAGCGTGACCTTGTGAGGCAATGGACCTGGAATAGGACAGACAGCCTCCGAGAGATGACCAAGGCTGAATATAACGCCTGTTGTGAAGCGATAGAGCGTTTGACTGGACGCAAGGATGAGCAGAAGACAAAACGCAGTCTATGTCTGAAGCTGATGCAGAAGTTGGGAATTGATACCACCGACTGGACGCGTATCAATGCTTTCTGCCAGGATCAGCGAATTTCAGGCAAGGTCTTCGGACGCCTGACCATTGAAGAACTCGATGCGCTTGCGGAGAAGCTCCGCGCCATTCAGCGCAAAGGGGGTCTGAAACAGAAAAAAGAAGTTAAACCATCGGGTGAGGTTACCTACTTGATTTCGTTAGGTGGGAGCACCCTCAAATGTTAAGGCTATGGATAATAAATTGAAGGCCCTGAAACAACAGGCAACCGAAGCGTCCCTCGGTATGGATCGGGACGAAGCTGCACAGTTCTTTAGCGAACTCGCAGACTGGGCATACGCCCAACACGAAGCAATGTCAATCGATGACTATTGCGAGATGCAGGATTACGAAAATGACAACCAATAAAATTTAAGACAATGAAACAGAATTTGAAAGCAGTAGGCGGATACATCGTCAATTTTACCAAAGTGTGCATTTTGGCACCTGTCGTATTTGTAAAGATAATGACAGACACAGCCCTGGAGTTGTTCCTTGCCTTTTTCCATGCTCTGTATAACGAGAAGGAGGCGACAACTTCGGCAATGAAAGAAGTACTTGAGAAGATGAACTAACAATTATTGTCACTATGAACGAGAACAAAACCACCACCGTTGAAATGACGGCTGAAGAGCAAGCACAATTCGCTGCCTTCAAAAGAGACCAAGAAAAAAAGGCTGCTGAAGCCAAGGCACAGGCAGAGCGTGAGCAGTACCGCGACCTCGTTGATGAGGAGATAGAGCGTTGTATTCCTATCCTGTTGGCGATAAGCGGAGACATCAAGAACAGCAAGGCTCAGGTAATGGATAACTTCAAGACCATACTTGAGATGAAGAGCGAGTTGTTCAAGACGAAGGTCAAGGATGATCAGCGCAGCCACACCTTCACCAACAGCGAAGGCAACAAACGCATCACCATTGGTGTGTATGTGACCGATGGGTACCGTGATACAGTTGAAGATGGTATTGCCATTGTGAAGGAGTACATCTCCAGCCTTGCCAATGATGAGAAGACCGAGGCATTGGTGAACATGGTGTTCCGTCTGTTGGCTCGTGATGCCAAAGGAACACTGAAGGCAAGCCGAATAGTCCAGCTCCGAAAGGTTGCGCAGGATACTGGGGATGAACGATTCCTTGAAGGTGTACGCATCATCGAGGAGAGTTATCAGCCCGAGGTGAGCAAGCAGTTCATCCGCGCAGAGGTTAAGAACGAGAACGGGATGTGGAAACCCATTCCACTTGGTATGACAGAATCCTAAAAGTTGAAGATATGATCCAGGAAGTAGAAAAACAACCGAAAGTAGCCTTGTGCCGCAAGTGTCGCGGCACAGGCATTGAGCGAGATCCCCATACAGGGGAGGAATGGGTATGTGACCAATGCGGCGGAACTGGGCGTGTGACAGTCAGTGCAAAAATCACTTATGACATACGTCCATACAACCCTTCAGCCCCTAAACGTGTAAACCGATAATCAGAACTAACCTATGGCCAAGAGGCGTGGAGTAAGTTATCAAAAGAGAGTGACAGATATAAATAGGATATACGATGAGCATGCCAAACGCGGGCTTCCTAACCGCGAGATATGGCGCAGGTTCGTATATCCTGTTTATGGTATATCCGAACGAACCTTCTACAACATACTTCACGCCTCGTGTGAGCCTAAAAATGAGGTGCCAGGGGATGTGCAGATGTTTTTAGATTTTGACTATGGCGAACAATGACATGAAACAGGTTTTCCGCAATATCCTCAAAGATATTCGGGTGGAGTTGTCAGATGAGTTTGACCGCAATTTTGAGCGGCAGGGCTTCTTCTCGGAAGCATGGCAGAGGCGCAAGAGCCCGACTCGTCCTGGCGGCTCCATTTTGATTGATACGGGCGGTCTCCGTAAGAGCATACGCAGTAAGTCCACAGACAGCAGCATCACCTTCTATTCGGACGAACCGCACGCGGAAATCCACAATGAGGGTGGAGAGATAACAGTTACCGCCAAGATGAAGCGGTTCTTCTGGGCGAAGTATTACTCCTCCACAGGTTCATTCGGACGAAAGAAGAACGGGGAGCGGAGAAACGACAAGCGCACCATCCAGTTGAGTGCTGAAGCCGAGTTCTGGATGCACCTCGCTCTGATGAAGGTCGGCAGCACAATCAAGATTCCCCGCCGTCAGTTCCTGGGGCACTCCCCTGAGGTTGAGCAGTCGGTGCGTGAGATTATAGAAGAGAATTTGACAGAGTATTTCAATCACGATTTCAAGGTATGAGAACAGAGTTATACAAAGCCCTGTGCGAGAAGTTGAGAAGCATAGGCGATGGCGAGATTAAGCACATAGACTTGTGGAACCGCAATGTGGAGTTCATCGAGCAGGAGGAGGCTTGGGAACGCCCTGCAGTATTTATCGAGATTTGCCCGATAACCTGGGAGCAGACTACGGGTGGCAAGACCCAGCGTGGCACTGGACTTGTGAAGCTTCACATCGTGACCGACTGGAAAGGTTCTGCTGCAGACGGCAGTTCAGAACAGGATGCAGCGTTGGCAGTATTCGACTATTCAGAGAAGATACAGAAGGTCATCGATGGGCTTGCTGGAGAGAAGTTCCACGCCCTGCATTTGGCGGAAACCTACACGAATCACGACCACGAGGAGATTGTGGAAAGCGTAGAGGTTTACAGGTTGCGCGGTGTGCGGCATATTTAGCCCATATCCACACGAAAAGAGCGTCCTTGGCTATTTGCTTGGGACGCTCTTTTTGTTGCGTTAGGACGGCGTTAAAACGCCTTTAGGCGGCGATGCGATGTTGTTCTTCCTTCTGGGTGTAGAACATCATATCCGTATAGTGGGCATTGTAGTTCATTGTTGCGTTGAATTCCACCTTGCGGCAGTTCTTGAACGGGTTGCCCACGGTCGGGTTCTTGCCGAGCCAGTCGCAGAGTTCTACGATGGAGGACTTGTTTGAGGTGAAGTAAATGAACTGATGCCCTGCCAGGATGGTAAGCACATCGAGGTAGTCCGCCAGTTTCCAATACATGCTGTATGTCCCGACCTCGGTACTCAAGTATGGCGGGTCAACCAAGAACACCACGTTCGGGGTGTCCTTGTACTGCCTGAATACCTCCTTGTAGTCAGCCGAGACGATGGTGATACCCTCGAGGTAGTCCGCCGATGGAGGATAGTCCGCCTTGCGTATGTTGTTGTAGAGGGCCTCCTTTTTCATTTCTGGAATGCTCAGTTTGTACTTCATCGAGAACATAAGAGCGGAGGATACGGTGATGAAGTCTATATAACCATACTCTCGCTCTTCCTGTTCCAGACGGGCAAATATGAGGTCTCGCTTCTCCCCTTTGATGCAGCTGTGTTTCGGCATATCGCCCACGATGGCACGCAGGTCGGCGAGTAGGACATTGGTTCGGGGTATGTTCTCCAGGCGAAGGCGGTAGTTGTCGAAGTCATTATATACGACGGTGGCATTTGGCTTCTGGCACTTGGCGATGTGGGACAACAAACCCGAACCGCCGAACAGATCCACAAAAACGGTGTCTTCGGGATATTGCTCAAGAACCTTGATGAATTCGCGTGCGAACATACGCTTTTGCCCCACGAATGGCAGTGGGGCTGACAGATAGTTTTTTCTCATTTATGTGTTTAATTCAAATTTTACATTGTCGTTGCCTCCCAGCAGCGACTCGGTCTTCTCTATGTTGTTTTGGTATATGTGAACATTACCAAGGAACAGCGTGATTGATTTCAAAGGCAGGTCTATCTGTCGTGCCATAAGGTAGAGGTGGTAAATATCTGCAGGGAGTCCGAGGTTGGCATCGGAGCTGCGCTGGTATGCTGACACCACCAGTTCGCCCTCGTCGATCTGGAACTGTACCAGACTCAAGCAGGGTGCCTGGTTGCTCTCGGCGTTTGTCGCCCCGAGGAACAGCACATAGTTCTTGCTGCTTCGTTTCTCTCTGTTGATTTTCTCGATGAGAGGCGGCAGCTTCTCGAAGTAGGTTGGATAAGAGTTTACGAGGATGGAACCGCAGTAGTCCCACCAGTTGATACCAGCATCGCGGTACTTCTCCACATTGCGTTCCCCTTGCATAAACAGCTGGAGTTCGGAGCGGAGCTTCTTGCGTGCTATGCCGTGCCCCTCGAAGATGTCGAGCAGGTCGGCTGGCGTTAATGACAGTTGTTCGTTGAGCAAGTAGCGGATGTTCCCCTTCTTGTTCGTTTGGTTCTTGCCCGATGCAAGCACCTTGTGCAGGATTTGGTGATACTTGTTCATAGCCGTACATTTGAAATGGTATGCAAAGGTAGTACGGCAATTCCGAAGCTTACGGCATAGTCCTGCAGATTACACTGCAAGCAGATTGCAGTCGCTTTTGAAGCGTTTAATCAGGTCGTACACCTTGCGTTCGCTGATGGTGTACTTGTCGGCAAGTGTGGCCACAATGTACGACACCTTTTCACCTTGAGTAACCAATGCCAGATACTCGTTAAACAGGTCGATATATTGCACATCTTCCATTCTTATGCCTGCCGTTTGGAACTTTTTCAGTAGTTCCTTATTCAAATTTAGTATCTCAATTACTTTCATTAGCCTAAAAATTACTATCTTTGCACCGTCTCACTTATTTATGTGCTTCGGCACACACATACATAAAAAACCTACTCAGTGCGAATGAGGGCATTGCCCCCAGTCGTGCGCTGAGTAGGTGTATTGTTTTATAGTAAGTGAGACGACTATATTAACAGGCGGCTGGGGGCTTTTTTATTACCCACCCCCGAAGGGTTGTTCTACACTCGGTATGAGTCCAAACTGAAAGCGTCCTTTTTATCCCATCCGATATCCAGTTTCCCCTGAATATACTTGATTGATTGCACATAGAAGTCCGTCAGTTCTTCCACGGTCTGGAATGTGTGATAGCAAGGTTCATCGTCCGTGCCGAACTTGAACTTTACAGGCAGGGCTGCTTCAGGCATTTGGTGTGCGAGGTCGTGCGCTGCCTTATAGTTGAACTGGTTCTCTCCAGACAACCATACACGCATGCCGTTCCACTCGAAGCCTGACAATATAGCCTCGTCCGTCTGGGCGTTGATCCAGTCGACAACGGTCTTCTTTATCTCGTCTTCAGTAGGTCGGTGGTTGAACTCCTCCTCCATGTAGGTAGCCGAGCCGTCCTCGTTCTCCTGCACATCCCAACGGATATGCCATCTGTTTTTTGCAGGGTGTGTACATTCTATCAGTTTGACCCCTGCAGAGCCTTCAATTCTTCTCATACATTGAAATGTTGCGTGCGTCTAAGTGAAGACGTACTTTGTTCTACCTTTGCCGAAGGTCTCCGACTTGATGGTGGTTTCGAAGGGGAAGCCATCGGGCATTTCACTCACTTGTTGGAGGATGTTCTTCATCTCCTCCGAATTGGTGAAGAACTTCTTCTGCTCACCGTTCACCTCGATGGCAACGACACAGCGGTCTTCGCCCTGACTGGTCTTCACTCCAGTCTCGAAGTCTTTTACTACGATGGGCAGGTTCACCAACTCGCGGATGCTTACCACCGCACCCGCAAATCGCTTCTTGCCGTCTTCGGGCTTGTAAGCGACATTCAAATCCTTAAATGATTTCATTTCTTTGCCTGTTAATTTATTAAACAACATTATACAGTTGGCGTGCTTTGCCATTCCGTAGAAGCTTGCTATCAAAACACGCCGCCTTTTTCTACTTTTTACCTCGTGCATCTTTCGGGCGAACTTCTGCTTAATGCGCTTGCGTAGTCGCACATGGTCGGGATAGATGACATATCCCAGGAAGTCAATGCCCTCGTCCACTGGGAACACACGCTCGTTGGCTTTCACCTTGAGGTCGATTTGCTCCAGCTGTTCGTGGACGGCATCACGAATCTCCCACAGTTCCGATTTCGCGTTACCGAGTACGACCCCGTCATCACAATAGCGGTAGAAATGACGGACTCCGTACCTGTCCTTCAGATAATGGTCTAAATAGACAGACAATAAGAGGTTGCCCAGTCCCTGTGATGAGCGGAGCCCGATACTGATACCGTCAGGCATCATTCGGACAAACCCGTCGAGCAGGTTGATGAGCGTCTTGTCCTTGAACACCCTGCGGACGCAGTACATAACGAAGTCCTGCTTCACATTCTCATAGAACTTTGAGATGTCGAACTTGTAGCAGTACTGTGTTCCTTCGGGGTCTTCCTGTAAGTCACGGCGAATGTACTTCATCAGGTCGTGCATTCCCCGTCCCTCGATACTTGCGGAGGTCGTGCGTATGAACCGCTTCTTCAGGTGTCTGTCGACCACTGCCATTATGGCGTGAACGGCGATACGGTCTTTCATAGAGAGAACCTGAATACGGCGGAGCTTGCCACCCTCCATTATCTCCCTCTCCCGATAACCGCTCACTTTGAATGAGCCGTCAGCAATCTGTTGAGTCAGTTCCTGAATGACCTCCTCCCGATGCGCAAGAAGATACTTCCCCTGGCGGCAGCGTTTCCGCTTTTTGCCACGGAGTACCTGGTTGAACGACTCCGCCATATTGGAGTAGTCCACAATCTCCTTGATGATGTAACCTTCTCTTCGCATACTGTTAGTTTGAGGCTGTTGCCTTCCTTCCTTGGGTCCAAGTTCTTCGAATCCGTCAGGACCTACCAAACTCTACCCGTCCGTTTAATTTTTCAGCTTTCCAGTCTGTGACTGCTGTTGCTGTGGCTTGCTCCCCTCGGCACGACGGTGAGGATACATCCTCGGTGTTGTACGCCGATATAAATACTTTGGTTGTTTGCCAGGCGCGACCCGTTATTCGCGTTCGAGTTCGAAGCATCGTTATTCGCATTCGCGTACGACACACCGCCATTCGAGTTCGCGTTGTTGTTGCCACGATAAACCACACGGCTTATGGGGAACTCCACCAATTCGGCTACAAAGGTACAGAATAAACACGAACTCCGAGAATGTCGGCTACAGGAACAACCAAATAATGGCAGCAATTCCACCGCCGACAAGAGTCAGGATCCAGTCAAGCCAGTCCCAGTAGCAGCCTTTGAGCTTGTCCTTGAGCTCAAGGCAAGAAGCAGCTACTGCAGCCGCATAAATGGCAGTCCAGGGTGTCAAGGCAAGCAACCCTACAATGAAGCCTCCGATAAGGTGTTTGTAGCGGTCACTTTCTTTCAGAAATGAAATAATTTTGTTCATATTGCTTGGATTTGAAAAAATGTTTGTATCTTTGCAGTGCACAGCAATGTGTAGGGACAGGGTCAGTGACCGTGTACCGCCAACGGGGCATCGAGGGATGTCCCATTTTTATTTTACTTCTTTCAGTATATTTTCCTCTATGATGTAGAAGAACATACGTCCAGAATATTTTCTTCTCGCTTCCGCTAACGCATCAAAGAACTTCTTCTCTGGGCTTGGGAATTCAAAGATAACAGCCTCCCCACCTTGCTTGGTTAGAGCCTTCTTTGCATACTTGACTATATTGCTGGCACCGCCAGTAATACACTTCAAGTCGGCTTTTATGCCGTCCATACGGATGTCGTATGTCTGACCAACTGGGCGGTTTACTCCCTGCAGATATTCCACATCGTGCCCGTTATCGGCCAACACCTTGCACATACGCATCTCCTTGACGAACTTCTGACGCTCGGAGTTGCTTGCCTCCGATTCGGCGATGCGCTCCCACTGTGTGGCGACAAGCCCGTTGTCATTAGGGGAGATATAGGTTCTTTCCCATTCCTCCTCGTTGTATCTGACTATTCGCCTTGATGCTCCGATGTTGTCCTCCAGCTGTGCCCTGATGAGCTTGCACGCAGCACACATCTCATTCTCTGGAATGAACGGCTTTGCTGTATTCAGTTTGCCCTTGGCGATGTCGCAGCTCTTGCACTTGCGTATCGTGTAGGGGTTGTAGTCGGGCACGCTCTTCCCCTCTTTGCCAGGATTGAAACGGAAGATGCCTTTGGAGTCCCTGCCTGTGGCGAGTTCCCCGAGTGCCATAGCCTCCTCGTGGTCAGTTGCAGGGTGCTTTGACTTGCGTACCTGTATGACCGTGCATCGGCAGTTCCAGCCGTTGGGTGGGTAGAACTCCTCCCAGAACGAGTCTGAAGGTGGAAGCGTTATCCCGTGCATCGCGGCGTGTTCTGGGCGCACCTTGCCGTCGTTGGCGGTTCTATACTGGAGGTGGTAACGGTCCCCGTCCTCCATAAAACCCTCCCAGCGGGCAGCCATTTCAGCCGAGGAGACCACGAAGTTGTACTCCGCACGCAGATAGTTGCCGTTGTACTTCTCGTCTATCTTTCGAACATCGTTCAAAAAGCGTTCGAACGGTTTTCGGCTGCCGTCCTCATCGAGCAGAGAGGGGAACGCCTCGTTCAGTTCGTGGAAGGTCTTCATTCCCGAGAAGATATAGTTTGAGCGTGTGAGCCTACGGCGCATAAGGTCGGACATCTTCACCTTCTCGAAAGATGAGTCCAGCACCGAAGCGTGTGCTTCAATGAACTCCTGCATTTTGGGAGTCTCCAGGACCTCTATGTCGAGGTGAGCCCCCTGCTGGCGGAACAGCGTTTGCATCATCCCGTCAAAGAGCTCCGACAATTGGGTGCGTATCTTCTCCTCTTCCTCCTTGCGCCCAGCGATAAAGTCAAGCGGTTGCCCCTCAAGCAGTGTTGCATACCTTTGGTGCAGCCCCACATAGTCAGTGGGGCTTAGTCGAAAAAACGGTGGGCGTTCTTTTGCTTGCCTTTCGGCTTGTTGCCGTCTTCGTCTCCCCCTGTCGGGTCGTTGCCTTCATCATCGTTGTCATCAGGAGCAGGGGCGACGGGTGTCGCCTGGCGGCGTTCCCCTACAGGCATACTGTACTTCTCGGCAAAGTATGTCGGGTCCACCTCATAGCGGTCCGCAATCATAGTCTCGTATGCCACCTGCTGCTCGGGAGTATAGTCCACCGCATCGTCCCATTCGAAGCGAAGTCCCTTGATGGGGAAACCGTGCTTCACCATACGAGGTATGAGCTGGTTGTTCACGATGTCGCGCAGCATGTCGCGGTCACTCTCCACCAGGTTCTCGAACACCTCGAGGTGCGTCTGTGATTGTGAGAGGCTGCTGCCGTCCTCGATGGTCATTGTCTGACCGATGATGAGCTTTGAGAGCTCCGAGTTGGCACGGTCCACACGCTGGTTATATACATTGTAGGCATCGCCTTTGGCGGTCTCCTTGAACTCTATCTCCGTTTCGGTGGTTGTCACCATGGAGAGCTTTGTTCCTGAAGCGTCAAGCATACTCATCAGCTGGGCGTGTTCCTTCGGGTCTCGTGATGTTGTCCTGGCGATACGCATAGGCATACCGAAGATTTCTCCGAAGGTATCCCAGAAGGCGAGCATATTCTTCTTGGCGATGGTCTGTGTGGCAGCCTTGAGGAGCAGCCCCAAATCATCGGGCAGACCAGCCTCGATGAGCCAGTCCGTGAACGGCGGTTCTCGGTACTCCGTTCCAGAAGTCCAGTCCATACCGAGCTGTGGTACCACGCGCCCATATTCAGGAATGACGTGCTTGCGTGGCAACAGGGTTACCCCGCTGTAGCAGATACAGCCGTCCCCGTCAGTCGTGATGTCTCCCAGCTCAATGAGCGAGTGCCCCCAATAGATGGAGTCGAGCGCATACTTGAGCAGCTGCTTGAACCAGGACTGCTCAAAGAAGTGTTTCGCTTCCTCGTTCTCCTTTCCTTTGGCATCGACCAACTTGAACGAGCGTGACATTACGAATCCCTTTCGCTGCTCGATACAGCCTGACAGGTGAAGATCCACGAGCGCATCGCGGTAGATGTCATAAAGTCGTTGCCTGTTGGGGTTATCCACATTGATGGCCAACTGCCAGGCATGACGCCAGTCCTGCATATCCTGACGGGTCAGTGCATCGGTAGTCTTCTGCAGGTCGATGATGACCTTACGCACGTTCCTCTTGTCACCTTTTGCAAGGATAAAGTCCCCATGGGGCGTGTGTATGATGTTGTCAGGCTTTGGGGAGAAGCCCATAATTGAATCCTTGAATCCCATAGTTACCAGGTGTGATGAAGTTGCGGTTGTGAGCTGAACAGTGTCGTGCCTCCCGAGGTGTTGCCCTCCTCGTCTGTGGCAAGTGGCAGGTCTGGGATAATCTTTCCAGCCTGTACCCCTTCCAGCCATTTGATGGCACGCTCGTAGCGTTCCTTTCGTATCTCTGAACCCATTTTCTGCGGCATCGCCGATACCATGTGGTAGAGTGCAATGTCACAGGCGTACATTACCAGTTGGCGGTTGCGCTGTTCTCCTTCTGTGGAGAATGCAGCCGTGCAGTCATATTTGGGTCGCAGGTATCCTGACATCTCTTCGATGGCTTCTGCCTCTGCATTGGCGCGGTTGGCTTCATCCGTCTGGGTGATGACCTTGAGTGCAGCGTCCCCGATGACAACCTTGTAGTCTTCTTCTGTGATGAACATAGAGCCTCCTTCCTATTTTGTGATGAACAGGGCAGACTTCTCAATGTCCTGTATGGTTGTACCCTTGCGGAAACGCTTCTTTGCGATGAGCTCCTTGAAGGTCTTTTTGGGGGCGACCTTCAGGCTTCCGTTCATATATACCACGAAGTAACGCAAGCCCGTGAGGTTTGCGAGTTTGATAGCCTTCTTTACGGCACGCTTGTACTTCCAAGCGAAAATAACTCTCTTGATAAACTGTATCATACTACCATATATTTTTTGATGTCGGGCGAGCCCCGAACATCGGTTTGAAACTCTCTTGTCTTGTGTTACGCTGCAGGTACCATATAGCGCCTTCATCAGCGTCGGGCGCATCATCGTGAACACGGCTTCCCCGCTCGAGTGACAGTGTCTGTTCTATGCCGACCTGCATATCTGGGGTATCCTTCAGCGCTTCATTGTAGAATACGAAACCGCGTTCCCACAAAGGTGATATCGCCTCGATGCGCTGTATCTTCTCGGGCTTCTTGCGCTTGTCAGGAAGGATGGGGAGTTGGTAGCCTCGCAGGTTGCCCTCGGTGGTGAACTCATCGAGGATGATGTCCTGCATAAAGTTAGCCTCCATAAAGAAGCGTATTGCCACCTTGTCGCGTGTTGACTCATAGAGGTTGTATAGCCAACGCACCATTCCCGACACTGTGTCTTGACGGACATAGCAGTCTATGAGGTGGAGTTCGTTGCCTATCTTTCCCCATAGACGCGAAGCCTTGTAGTCGTTTGCGGTTGTGGACTTGAATGAGGGGTCGGTATAGCACACGAGCATCTCATACTTGTGCAGTGGCAGCACCTTCTTGTAGCGTATCCATTCGTGGCGGAAGATGGTTCCGTCCTTGATGGGATTGTGCATCATCTCCTTCTGCCAGGAACGATATCCCATAAATGCAGCAGCTTCTTCTGCCTCCTCTTTGGTCCACTTCTCTTTCCATACAGGTTCGCCGTCCTTATCCACGGCTTTGATTTCGGATACATACACGCCCTTTGTGTCGGCGATGTTCGCCAGTACCGAGTTCTTGGATATGAGGTTACCCACCATAATGAAGCGACCGCGACCTACGTCAAGCGCACCGAACAGGGCTTCTTTTACCCAGTCGGTAAGGTCTTTTACTCGCTTCTCGTTACGGCAAAGCTCGTCGTCATCCAAGTCGTCAATCACGATGTAGTCAGGTCGTGCCTCCTTGTATCTCAAACCACGGGGAGACTGTCCGCGACCACGGGCGAAGAATGCCACATCGGACTGTGTTACGAACTGACCTTCTTGCCAGTTGCCGACAGCCTTCTGCTCCCCGAAGTCAGCAATGATGCGCTGGTTGAACTCCAGTTCCGCCTGAATGTCGGACAACAAGCCGATGGCACTTTCCTCTGACTTACCCACAACCACCATCACATTGATAAGCCTCTTTGGCTGGAACATCAGCCACAGGGGCAGGAAGATGTCAAAGTGGGTGGACTTGGCGTGACCTCGTGGCCACTTGAATACAGCCTTCAGATTCGGGGTGTTCTTTACCTTGAGTGCAGCGCTATTATGGAACGGAGCATTGTGTACGGTTCGGAGCACCTCGCCTGTGGTCTTGTCTCGCAAGGTCAGGAAGTGCGGGAAGTAGTATTCGCAGAACGCGGCATAGTCCTTCTGCAACCGCTTGATGCGTTTGTCCTTCTGTACAGGGGATTCGTTTACCAGAGCGGAGAGGTCGGTGAGAGACTGGACGCGTTTGCAGTGTTCCTGCCATTCGGCATAACTCTTCTTCAGTTCGCTTAATCCTGCCATACTACTTCAATGAATTTGCGCTCATCGACTCGATGAGATATTTGTCCTGGTACTTGTTGATAGCCTTGAGCAGTTCGGGAGTAATCTCTGGGTCGGTCTGCGAACGGTATTCCAACCATCTTGAGAATGCCATAAACACCTCGATTGCGTCCACGACATTTGCCTTCTTGTCGAGCTTCTCAATGACTGATGATAGTTTGGCGAGTTTGTCGCCGAGCCCTGCAATCATTGTAGGGTCTTCTGATTGGTGTACTTGCTCGATGAGTGTGTCGATGGTGAGCAGTAGCTTGTTAACCAACTCGGGGCGTGAAACCTGCTTGGCAGCTCGTGCCTCCTTCCAGCCCTCGGCTGTACACCACTTTGATACAGTGACACGCGATACTCCTACCTTGTCTGAAATCTCCGTCTGTTCCATTCCTGCAAGGTATAGAGAGCGTGCCAACGATTTCTTCTTTTCTAAGTCTGCCTTTGTCATATATGAAAGGTTAAAATGTTGAACAACTGGTGCAAAGTTGCGGAGTTTCAGCGTGTTCGCCAAAATAGTGTGCAATGGTTTCATAGAAGTGTGCAACCGTTTCACGCTATTTTGGTCGGGTGAAAAAGTCGGGCTAATATTGCATCGCAATCGGGCGGATTCCCCCTCCTGATTATCTAAAAAAAGAGATATGAGCAAACGAGTACGAATCACCAACGACAGCCTGAACAGTTACGGAACGCGCGTGCTGACATCAGGAATGAATGTCGAGCAGTACTGCCGAAATCCTGTACTGCTTTATCAGCACGAGCGCGGACAAGTTATCGGGTATGTAAAGGACCTGAAGGTGGAGAATGATGAGGTGACGGGCGAACTGATGTTCGACTGTGCATCGGAACTCTCGAAGCGATGTAAGAAGCAGTATGAGTTCGGAAGCCTGCGAATGGTCAGTGTCGGTATCGACATTCTGGAACTCAGTGATGACAAACAGCACCTGGTGCAAGGCCAGACAAGCCCGACCATTACCAAGAGCAAACTCTTTGAAGTGTCGCTTGTGGATATCGGTGCCAATGACGATGCCATCGTGTTACAAAAGGACGGAAAGCGTATCACACTCGGCAAGGACGGAGAGTGTCCTTTGCCATTACTTAATAACAACAACTTTCAAAACCCAGAGCAAATGGATCAGAAAAAATTAGCCTTATCGTTAGGCTTGCCCGAGACGGCAGACGAGGCTGCTATCAATGCAGCCATTGAGGAGTTGAAGACCGCCAAGGCGGAGAACGCAGACCTCAAGAAGAACAATGACACGCTCACCCTCGAGCGTATTACCAATGCAGTGGACAAGGCTGTCGGTGAGAAACGCCTGGCTGCCGACAAGAAGGAGCAGTTTGTCGAGCTCGGCAAGAAGGTCGGACTTGAGGAGTTGCAGAACATTCTCGCGGCAATGACTCCCCAGGTTAAGTTGAGCCAGACAATCGGCCATCAGGGCGGAGCCCCTACAGGCACTCCCGTAACCTATTCGAAGCTGAGCGAGGTTCCTGCAGACAAGATTCTGGAACTTCGTGAGAAGAATGTTGCCGAGTACAAGCGTCTTTACAAGGCAGAGTACGGCATCGAGTGCGAGATTGAGGATTAACAGAGTACAAACCAATAAAAACAAGAAGACAATGAAAGCAATGATTTCAATGCTTATGGCTCTCCTGTTCAACGCATTTACAGGAGCAGCGTTCGGTGCGGTTGTCGGCATTAGCCCTGTGGCTGGAGCCCTTGGTATGAATGCCCTTTCCGCCGTTGTCAGCACTGCAATGCCTTCGGGTGTGATGCGTGCTGGTGTGCTGAAGGAGATTTGGACGGGTGAGATGGTGAAAGCCCTCCGCGAGTTCCTTGTGGGTTCGTGGTTGGACGGTATCCCCGACAACTCCTCGTTGGTGGATAATGATGTCATCCATCTGGTTGATGTGGGTGTTGACCCTGATGTATTGGTGAACAATACCACATATCCTATTCCTCTCCAGAACCTGGATGATGCAGACATCACCATCAGCCTTGACAAGTTCCAGACAAAGGTCACCCCTGTCACCGATGATGAGCTGTACGCAATCAGTTATGACAAGATTTCCCGTGTGAAGGAGAGTCATTCGAATGCCATCAACGACAGTAAGTTTGCCAAGGCGGCTCACGCATTGTGTGCGACTTCACATACCGCCAAGACTCCTGTGCTGACTACTACGGGAGCAAGGGACGAAGCAACGGGCCGATTGAAACTTACCCCAGCCGACCTTGTGGCAATGAAGCGAGCCCTCGACAATCTGAAGGTGCCTGTTGACAGCCGCCGTCTGGTACTTTGTCCTGACCATGTGAACGACCTCTTGGAGGCAGACCAGAATTTCAAGGAGCAGTACAACATCAATCGTGGTGAGGGTACGGTTGCCCGTATGTATGGTTTCGACATCTATACCTTCGGCAACAACCCGTATTACACTACAGGCGGTGAGAAGAAAGCCGTTGGTGCCACTGCATCTGCAGGTGAGTTCCAGTGTTCGTTCGCATTCTACACCAAGCGAGTGTTCAAGGCTACAGGTTCAACCAAGATGTACTGGAGTGCTGCCGAGAACGACCCCGAGTATCAGCGTAACAAGGTCAACTTCCGTCACTACTTCATCTGTATGTTCAAGAAGGCCGACGCAGGTGTCGTGATGAGAAGCGGCTACAAGGCTACCGCTTAATGGCGAAGCTGAAGTATTTAGTCCTTCACTGCACCGCCACGCCACCAGGCCGTGAAGTATCGTCTGATGAGATACGAGCATGGCACACTAACCCTGTATGCAGGGGTGGGCGTGGCTGGTCGCAGGTGGGATATACCGACCTGATACATCTTGACGGCGAGGTGGAACGCCTTGTCGCTAACAATGAGGATGCGAATGTTGATCCTTGGGAGATTACCAACGGAGCCAAAGGTTACAACTCAATCAGCCGACACATCGTGTATGTCGGCGGCGTGGCAGCCGATGGCAAGACTACGAAGGATACACGCACCAAAGAACAGAAGCTGGCTTTGGAAACCTATGTAAAGGATTTCCATCGGCGATTCCCCAAAGTCCGCATCATAGGACACGGGGAGGTAGCAGCAAAGGGTTGCCCCAGCTTTGATGTACAGGCTTGGTTAAAGACCATAGGGATTAACCAATAAAACGAGTGGATATGGAGTTCAGCGAATTACTCAATTACATACTGGGCGGTGGTGTGTTGGCTCTCCTTATAGGAGTACTGACACTCAAGGCGACCGTTCGTGAGGCGAATGCCAAAGCGGAACAGGCGAAAGCCGAAGCCGAGAAAGCAAAAGCTGAAGCAGAGTCAGTGCGTATTGACAACGCTGAACACGCCACCCGTATTTTGATAGAAAATATTGTAGAACCGTTAAGGAAGGAATTGCATGAAACACGAGAAGAGTTGCGTGAAACCAAAAAGGAGTTCGGTGCGACCAAACGCGAAATGGCAAGACTCCGCAAGGCTATTGCCGACGCTAACAGTTGCAAGCATTCTGATGACTGTCCTGTTCTTTACAGGCTGCGCGACCTCACGAAAGGCGAGCTCCCAGGTTGTCTTGAACACGGTTCAGGAATCCGTGGACAGCCTACGATACGAAGTAAGGAAGATCGAGACGGTGACGGTACCACAGTCGCAAGTGACACTGGAGATACCGATAGACAGCCTCCGTAAACTTCCCCAGAAGGCAGAATATCGGGCCAAGAGCGGACAGGCTAACGCCGTAGTGCAGTACAAGCGGGATACAATAATTGTGTATGCCATCTGCGACAGCCTATTGCGGCAATGTGAATACTATGAGAACGTAGCAGCCACATACAAGGAGGCATACGAAGATCTGCAGAACATTGTTCAGGAGGAAAAAGAACAGCGTTCGAATCCTATCAAAACGGCGTTAATATCATTTCTTGTCGGTGTAGTCATCGGCATATTACTAACAATCATTGTAAAACTCAAATTCAAAACGATATGAGCGAAGTAGCAAAAAGCGTATTGGACGGCACCGACCTTATCTTGAGCGTCGGTGGTAAGGCTCTCGGTTTCAGTACTGGCTGTAAGGTCAGCACATCGGTAGAGACGGGAGAACGTGTTACAAAAGAGGCTTCCTCTGGCAAATGGAAGGAGAAGTATGTAAAGAGCTTCAGCGAAAGCATTTCAGCGGATGGCTGTGTGCTTACTGATGGCGATGCAGAGACTCCGACCTATGACCAGTTAAAGGAGTTGATGTTGAAAGGCGAGCCTGTTGAAGCTGCATATTCTCTGCGTGATGGTGACAAGCGTACGGGCAAGACCACAGGTGGTTATGCAGGTAAGTATATCATCACTTCTTTGGACCTTGACGGTCAGGCTGGCGACGATTCAAAGTATAGCGTCCAGCTGGAGAACTCGGGCGAGGTTAAGAAAGTTGACGGAGGCAACGGCTTGAGCGAAGCCGCACAGTCATAAACTTAATATGTGCTTATGAAGAAGATTAAGATTAAAGGACAGGAGTACCCTTGCCGTGTGACAATGGGTGCGATGGTGCGCTTCAAGCGTGAGAGTGGCAAGGACATTCGCGAGGTGAACCAGGCAGATGTTGACCTGATGTTGATGTTCGTCTGGTGTTGCGTGAAGAGTGCTTGCAATGCCGATGGTGTTGAATTCGACATCGCATTTGACAGGTTTGTCGATATGCTCGAGCCTGAAGACTTTACGGAGTTTTTCGGTGATGTTCAGGAAGCGACTCAAAAAAAAACAGCGGACACTCCGATGAAGTAGAGTCAGGAGGCATAGAAGCACTTATGGGAATAGCGTTGGGGTGTATCGGAATGAGTATGCAAGACTTTGAACGATGCACCCCTTCTGAGTTCAAGGCGACCTTTGATGCCTGGAACGGAGGACGGGAACGCCTTGAGCGTGGCGAGTGGGAGCGTGTGAGGATGTCGTGCCTGTGTTCCCTCCAGCCTTACAGCAAGAAGAAACTCCGCCCTACGGACATTATGGAGTTCCCATGGGAGAAGCAGGAGGTAAAGACCGAAAGGCGTGAGGAAACACGCGAGGAGGTCAATGCCAGATATGAAAAGGCAAAACGCAGATTCGGTTTGCGTTAGCCGTAACAAATAAACAGAGCGATATGAAATCAGTGTCATTTATAGTAGAGTTGAAGGATAAGGTCTCCGCAATGGTGAAGAAGATCACTGGTGCGTTCAATGACCTTCAGACCGATGTTGACAAGACGCAGACGAAGATGCAGCAGTTCCAGTCTGCCCTTGGTAAGCTCGAGATGCCGAACTTCAACGCTATGCTGCAGGTAGCGGAACGGCTCGGGGCACAGTTCGCCAGTGCAACCGAAACAGGAATGAGTTTCGGACAGTCAATGGCAGATTTGAGCTCCATTACTGGTATCGTGGGTGAGGAACTGGAGGGACTTGAGGCCAACAGCCGCCGTTTCGGTAAGGAGTCGGGCTTGGGCGCTGATGCCGCAGCCCGTGCCTATTCTTTGCTTGCCTCTCAAATTGAAATATCGAAAATCGGCATTGACGGCTTGAATAAGCTCGAGGAGAAGTCCATTACGCTGGCGCACGCCTCGGGTATGAGCCTTGATGGAGCGGCAAACGCTCTTGCGGGAACAATCAACCAGTTCGGTCTCGGGGCTGAAGCAGCGGACCGCGTTATCAATGTTCTTGCTGCTGGATCAAAATACGGTGCTGCGGAGATTGAAGACCTCACGCAGTCATTCAAGGTGGTGGGTGCTGCCGCTTCCGCTATGGGCTTGGATGTGGAATCCACTGCAGGAGCTTTGGAAATCCTCTCACAAGCAAACCTCAAGGGAAGTGAGGCGGGTACCGCTTTACGCAATATAATCCTGAAGCTTAACACAGAGCTGGGAATTGACTTGGGCGAAACTTCGTTGGGCACAGCCCTGGAGGCACTGAAGCCCAAACTTTCCGATGCGACCTATCTGTCAAAGGTCTTCGGTATGGAAAACATTGCTGCAGCGCAGTTCCTTATCCAGAACGCTTCAGCAGTGGATGAGATGACTGCCCAGCTTACGGGTACCGCCGTTGCCGAGGAACAGGCAGCGGTTAGAACGGCAACCACTGCCCAGCGTATGCAGGAGCTCCGTGCATCGGTGGACAATATCAAGATAGGCTTTACGGAGATGCTCGGTTCTATGGCACCGTACACTGCCCTCGCAATGGAGAATGCCGATGCCATAGCCCTGATGGGTACGATGATGAAGAGTGCCTATTCGGGAATGACAACACTGAACCAGGTTGTGGTAAAATTGACTGGCAGCACCATCCTCCAGAATGTGGCGACAAAAGCAGCCTCTGCTGCCACTGCCGTATGGACAGGTGTTCAAAAGGTGTTGAACCTGGTACTCACGGCAAACCCCATCGGGCTTGTCATCGCCGCCATCGGAGCGTTGGTGGCAGGGGTCATCTATGCCTACAATAATTTTGAGGGGTTCCGCAATATCTGTGACAAAGTTTGGGGAGCAGTCAAGGAAGTGGCTTCTGCCGTATGGGATTTCCTTGTGGCAGCCTTCGAGAAGGCAAGTGCCGTCATAAAAAAAGCCTGGGAATGGGTGAAGAAGTTCTTCGGTATCAAGGATGACGCATCGGCAAAAGAAGCGGCAACGACCTTGGACCAGCAGACCAAATCAATAGAAGCCAATACCGAAGCCAAGAAGAAGAACAAGGAGGTCAAGATTGATTTCAATGCTACAGGCTCAGGTAAGGGCAAAACGGGAAAGACTACGGCAGAGCAAAAGCCTGTAGCCAATCCGACAACATACAAGGAACTTGCAGATGCTGTCTCTTACTATGAGAAGAAGCTTCAGGAAACCAAGCCCACAGAGACGGAAACCATAGCCTTGCTCCATAAGAAGATCAAGGCATACAAGGATGCCCAGACTGTCATCGAGCGGCAATGGGCGGCAGCCAACCGCCCCGAGGAATTGAATACACTCCAGGCTATTGATGCGGAACTGGAGTACCAACAGTCGCTGCGTGCTACCGCCACTGCAGAAAATCTTGCTGGCATTGATACCGAGATAGCGCGTTTGAACGCCCTTAGAACGGCATTAGAAGATAGTGCGCACACAGAAGTAGGCATTGACCAGATAACCACATACGAACAGCTGAACGCCGAGCTGTCCTATTATGAGGCGAAGCTTCAGCGTACAACAGGGACAGAGCGTGCAGAAGTGCAGAAGTGGATAAACGATCTGAAGCGTCTGCGTGGCGAATGGGATGCGACATTGGCGGCAATGAATGCTCCAGGCGATATATCAACCCTTGATACCATATCGGAGCTTGACAATGCCATAACCTATTACAGCAACCAGCAGAAAAATGCTACCGCCACTGAGATTGTGAACATACAGAGAACAATCCAGGCACTGGAGGCAAAGCGGGATGCATTGAAGAGCCTGACCGATATCCCGTCCATGCAGCAGGAAATTGCCGAGTTGGATGCACTGACGGGCAATGGTCTGCAGATGAAGCTGGAGATGGTCGGACTTGAGACCGTGAAGTCACGCATCCGCCAGTTGCAGCGTATGCTTGATGATACGAAGAACCCGTTGGGAGATGACCAGCGCAAGGAGGTTGAAGGTCTGCTTGGCTCGTGGAAGAAGTATGAGAAGGTCATCACCTATACGAATAGCAAGGGCGACCTGCTTACAGGGGCAATGGGTAACTTGAGTTCGCTTATGGGTTCGTTGTCTGGTGTCGTTGGAGAAGGTGCAGGGGCTTGGCTCTCTTATGGTGCCAATATCCTGACTGCAGTCGCACAGGCGATGCCAGCGTTGGCTTCGGTTATCGGAGGTAACATCGCACAAGCGTTCTCGGGAGCAGCTGCACAGTCCCAGACAGTGCCGTTCCCATTCAACCTGGTAGCCCTTGCAGCGAGTATGGCTGCAGTGGGTGCTGCGGTGGCATCAATACCGAAGTTCGCTAATGGTGGTATTGCTTATGGCCCGACCTTGGGTATATTCGGTGAGTATGCAGGTGCATCCAACAACCCTGAAGTAGTAGCCCCTCTTGATAAATTGAAGTCCATTATTGGTCTTGATTCAGGTTCTGGAGGCGGTAAGGTTGAGTTCGTTATCGATGGTCGAGTGCTGAAGGGAATTTTACAAAAGACAGAACGAATCCAAAAAAGAACAGAATAATGGCAATGCAGGTAATATATACGGGGTCATTCCGCAGTGTGGACGGTGTGCTGTATCGCGTGGACATCCTGTCCAGTGATACATCATTTGCCTCGTCGCAGGAGGTTAAGTTCGCCTATGACACCCCCGTTGAAATTGAGTGGAATGAGGTTGACAAGCTGGAACCAGTGCAAGGCTCGTGCCTGACACTTACCCTGCAGAGTCTGAAAGACCGACAGTTCATAAACCTCTATTCCATTGAGGTAGGCACGATGCGTGCCGATGTTTACAGGAACGGCAAGCTGTATTGGTCGGGCCAGCTTGATACGGAGCTTTACGAGGAACCCTATTCGGAGAAGACGGACTATGATGTGACATTCTCCTTCTCCGATTTTGCAGTCCTTGACCGTGTGAAGTGGAGCAAGACGGGAGTCTGCACCATTCAGGATGTAATAGATACCTGCATCGCCGCAATGGGCATAAAATACAACGGGGTGCAGAAGTTCATCAGCACGAAGACCTCCCAATACGGTAGTGCAATAAACTTCTCGTCCCTCTATGTGCTGAACGATAACTTCTATGATGAAGACGGCGAGGCGATGACAATGCGAGAAGTCCTCGATGAAGTCCTGCGCCCCTTTGCCCTCCGCATGGTTCAGAAGGGGGGATATCTGTATATATTTGATATGAATGCCGTGTACAGTGACATGGATACGGAGGAAGTATGGTGGAAGGGCGATGATGCCTATCTGGGTGTGGATGTCGTGTACAACAACGTGAAGGTCACCTTCTCCCCATACGCTGATGCCAAGCTTGTGAATACGGAGCTGGAGCACGACAATGTGCTGCCAGACAAAGAGGCTACCCGAAAGTTTCTGATGGATTATGATTGGGACAATGCGGCAGACGGGTTCCGAATCGTTGTGGGCGATCAGGATGATCTGCCGATGACTCTTGCCAATGGAGCCAAGTATTACCGTATCGACAGTGATTTCAGCGGCAATGACGAAGCAGGTGTTATATGGGGGTATAAAGGCAATGGAAAGACGAACTACTCCCAGAACCTGTTGAACTCTTTTGTCAAAGCCCGCAACAATGGCGTATGTACTTCCGTGCCTATCATTTCAACGAAGCCCTCATTCCTGGGTTATGTAAGTTATAAGCGTACATCCTTCAAGCTGAAGGTAACCCTTGATTTGCTGTTTGATGTCCGTTACAATCCTTTTGAAGATGCTTCAGGAAAGAATGAAAGCGGGAACTGGGAACGTCTTAACGACTGGTGTAATGTGGGGTATGTCCCCGTTATGCTTTATCTGAAAGATGCCAGTGGCAAAATCCTGTACCACTACGAGAACAGCGGAGTCATTGATTTGGACGGCTACAAGCATACTGCGGCAAACAGCAAGTGGGTGTCGGGTGCGGGCAAATGGGGCTGTATGTGGCTCTGCTATTATGATTGGGACAACCGCAAGAGTAAGACGGGGTTCGGAGGATGGAGCAAGAACAAGCCCATAATCGGCTATTACCGTGGCGGGCTTCCTAAAAAATGGAAGGCAATGGGCGACGGTGAGTTCATAGACCTTCCCCCATACAATGGCGGATTCCTCGAGCTTCATATTGGCAGGGGCATCTACCAGTTTGACTACAAGCGGGAGGAGAAGGACATCTATTCCCGTGCCCGTTGGCTGATGTATCAGACTCCAACTGTTACGCTGGTCAACAGTAACGGTACCGACATTTCATTGGACGATATAGAGGACACCGCCTGGATAAACAAGGCGGCAAAGGAAGAGCTGACCATTGACACCATTCTCGGCACTCTTGGAAAGACCTGGTCGCCATCGGCCCGAGGTCTTGTTATGGACTCGACTTACAAGGCATACCAGACATTCTACCGCGCAGGGGTGGAGGACAGGCTTGAGAGGCTGCTTATCGGAACGGTTTACAGCCAGTACGGTTCGCGTCATAATACCCTGTCGGGAACGGTGCGCCTTCTTCCTGACCTGAAGATCCACACCGATGCGAGCTCTTCGGGTAAATATATCCTGTTGTCGGAGGTCCAGAACCTGTTGCAGGACAGCAGTGAGATAACTATGGCGGAACTATCCGCAGACAATTACGAAGGAATTGAATTCAGTTAGTATGGCAAAGAAGGAATTTAGTGTGATAACCACCTTGCGCGAAGCTTTGCCACGAAGCAAGCGCCGTCGCAGTGCCACCCAGTCGGGAGGTGGTGGCGGAACAATCAATGTGGTATCTTCGGGTGGTTCTGACGGTGACGGGCATACGCATAACAATATGGCGGTGCTTGATGCCCAGTCAATGGATGATGACGGCTATCTGTATTTACGGCACAGGACCGACGATGCCGAGGAGTCTGTTACAGAAAAAATAAAGGCAGGATATGCGGATGAAGCGGCGCACGCCAAAGAAGCCGACAATGCCGATATGTGGGACAAACGGCAGTTCGATGACTTCCTTGACCAGCCCGTCCGCAAAACAGACAGCGTGCAGCACAAGGAGGTTATAACTGACACCCTGCGTGGTGCTGGGCAGTTCGTGGACGGATTGCTTGGTAGCGGATACCGTCTGTGGCGAGATGCGAACGGGTTGATACATCTTACCATCGACAAGCTTACGGTTAGACAGACGATGGTTGTGCTTGAACTTCTCGTTGAGCGTATTCGCAGTGTCGGCGGTCAGATCGTTGTTTCTGCTGCCAATGGAAAGATAAAGACGGTTGAAGAGCTGGAGGGCTATTATTGCATAACCTTTGAGCAGGACAACCAGTTCATGGTCCACGACCTTGTGCGTTGCCAGGTATTTGCGAACGGGGCTCTCAAGGGGTATTGGGTAGAGGTCGCAGATGTGCAGGATAACTCCATCCTGGTACCGATTGATGAGTTTGCAGGGACACCTCCAGAGGTTGGTGACGAATGTGTGTTGATGGGTAACAGCGAGAATACGGCACGCCAGAACCTTGTTCTCATATCCGCCACTGAAGACGGCCAGCCCCGTATCGATGTGATGAACGGTGTCAGCTCAAAGAGCTTTGAAGGCTGCCTCCGTGCGAGGTTCGGAAACCTTGACGGTATCAGTGATACGATGTTCCCTGCGGACAAGCAACCTCACGGTGACGGTTTATATAGTGACAATGCCTTTCTGCGAGGCACATTCATTCTTGCCAACCGCAATGTTGATGTGGAAACGATGTTCGAGATAACCGAGGGAAAGATTGAAGCGGCCGTAACGGGCATACGCCAGGACTTCCTCGGGGAGAACGGATATCTGAACAATGCCGCATTCGCTGACGGTATGGATAAGTGGACCACAGAGAACGAGACGGTATTCTTCCTTGTCGGCAACAAGTGGATATGGGCGAACAAGAATGTCCTGTCAAAGAAGGGTAACAGCGCAAGCGTTACCACGGACAACGGGCGTGTTGTGGTCCGTATCCGCAACAAGTATATCCTCCAGAAGTATGACAATCTTCGTGTGATACCAGAAATGGGCGTTACCTCTGATGGCTTGAAGACAGCCTTGCCTGTGTACCTGTCCTTCTTCTATCGATGTGCAGAACCAGGCACGCTCAAGGTCGCATTTGAGAATGTGGATAAGACGGGCTTCGTGGAGTTTGACTCCCTGAATATCGAGGAGCAGCTTCAATCAACCGATGGAGTGTATAAGCAGTACACCTGCAGCGGTCTTTGGAATGGAACAGGTGACTTCAAACTATCGTTCACGGGTGACATTTACCTTTATATGCTCGTGTTGAGTACCGACAAGGTGGAAGCGTTCACCTATCAGTACAAGACCCTGCTTGAGCAGTCCGAGCGGTTGGTTAAGATTTCAGCTGCTGTTTATGACAAGGACGAAGCCTTGCTTGAGGAAACGGGGCTTATCACGACCTCGAAGGTGACGGGTATGTATGCCATCGATGGGGAAGGTAATCTGAAGTCGTTTGTCGGTGCAAGCCAGGAGGGAGTGAAGATAAAGGCTGCCCATATCGCCCTCGAGGGTGTTGTTACGGCAAACAATTACTTCCAGATCCTGGAGGACGGTAGCGTCGTAGCCAATAAGGGAACATTCAACGATGTGGTGATAAACGGCTCTATGCGTTCCCCATTTGTCCGTGAGACAGACTCCATCGATATTACTATTGAGTGGATGGACGGCGATTCCACATCAACGACCAAGAATAGGTCAACCCACGACAATGTGGTACCTATCGCCTCGGGTGGCGGTTGGATTACGGCTGGAACCTTGGAGTGGGATGCCGCACAGTCAGGACGAAGGATGTGTATAGCGAACTATAAATGGAAGAACTCGGTGACGGAGGGAAGCATATCGTATTCTGCTCCCAAGGATAGCGGTAAATACTTCTTTGAGAACGGAATCGCCAAGAGTGAGATTTCATTGAGTCGTGAATGCGTGGAACTGATGGGATACGGTACCGAGGATGACTTCTACGGATGGATAGTCCTGAACCGTATTGACCTGATGACCAATGCCCGTTACGGCAAGGAAATGAAGGTGCTTGCGTTCGGGCGAGTTACTGGCGGCAAGTCCACGGCAACAACCTCTATCCAGGCACGCACTTTCGATGGCAGCACTTTGACCGTGGAGTGGGTGTCCACGGGTCGTTATAAAGTGTATGTTCCCTCTGAATGGAAACTGCAGGACAACAATTATATGGCAGTCCTGACGGGATACGGCTTTGTCGAAGGCAGTTCGAAAGCTGCCACCAAGGCTACGCTGTTAGGGGCTTACTCTACATATTTTGAGGTGTTCGTATCCGACGATGCGAGTGCGAACAACGGTTCTTTTATGTTCATATTGACAAATCTAAATGACTGGATGTATTTATGATTAAGTTGAATTTTCAAGAGTTCAGCATCTTTACTGACATAACGCGCAAGAACAAGCGTGTGGGAGATGCAAGAGAGAGTTTCGCCAATCAAATCTATTTGAATGTGAGTGGTGTCAGAGCCCACGCACTTGCAATGAAGATATACCAGAGCGAGGGTGATACGATGTATAGCCCCGAAGAGGTGAAGCTGATTCGGGATGTAGCAAACAAATTTTGCCTGCCGTATTTCATAGACGGCTTGAACGAGCAGTTGAACAATCAATCTAAAACAGAATAACTATGGCACTGACGAATGCAGAAAAACAGGAATTGATTAACGCCATCAAGGCGGAATCGCAGAGTGTTGACGAGCTTCCAGTTGTGGATAGCCTGGACGGCATAAACAGTCTTCCCGCAATGCGTGGCGAGGAGGTTGTAAGTGCGCCTGTGTCCTTGTTGCGCAAACCAGCTGAAGATGCAGCAAAAACGGCTAATGCGGCAGCGACAAAGGCGACTACGGCGGCAACCACAGCCGAGACTGCAGCGCAATCAGCAAATGAGGCGGCGGATAATGCAGGGCAGGCAGCCCTCGAGGCAGAACGGGCGACAAGTGATGCCCGCTCAGCAACAGAAGAGGCATCCCAGGTCGTTGCGACCCACGAGTCAACGGCATTGGCAGCCCTGAAAGGGGCAACAGTAAGATTTGACGGTTTCGTTGATGATGCGACCATTATTGACGGTGAGGCGCCAGCTTCGGCCGAGAGCGTTGTTTTTGTTAAAGCCCTGAACGTCTTTGCCGCTCTCTGTAGTGGAGGATACTATGTGTTCTGGGATAAGGCAACCCAGTTCTTCAGTGACGATGCCCACACCGTGATTCACAAGGATAAAATCTATTTGTTCGGGGCGGTCGGTTATGTATGGAACTCCGAAGAGAGTACTATTGTCGAGTTTAGCGGCAGCGGTGGCGGTAACACAATCAATGTCACTGAGGCATATCCGCTTGCGAACGGATTCTACACCCTTGCCACCGCCATTGTAGCTGTGGAGGAGAAGATGCGTGCCAAGGGTCGCACCATAACCTATGAGGTGTCACAGGGCAAGTGGGAGACCAAGCAGTTTGTCGGCACCGACATTGGCAGTTGGGATGCGGAAGCAAGCTGGGAGGATTTCGGAGGTGCTGGTACCATAAAGACTGTCACCGTAAATGGGGCGGTTCAGAATCCAGACGCAACGGGCAATGTCAACATCACCATCAACGAGGTGGAGGTCGATGAGACGCTCGATGCGAACAGCACCAACCCCGTGCAGAACTCTGCCGTAACAGGTAAGTTGAACGAGATTGAGGCCAATACGGTATTCGGCATGAGCGCCGAGGTCAACGATGACGAGAGCAGCGTCCGCCTTGCCCTTACCAATAAAAGCGGCGCGGAGATAGCTGCTGTAGATATTCCTGCGGGCAGTGGCGGCGGTAGCGGTGATGCGAGCACCACGAAGATTGTGCTGAACGCTTCCGTAGATAACACCATTATTAAGCAGGGAGGCAACTCTAAGCTTTCCTATACCTATGACCACCAGTATAGCAGTGGCGATGACAAAGGCGTGACCACAGGACAGAAGGCCACCATAGAGGTGTCGATGAAGTATGGCTCATCGACCATATACAGCAATACCATTCAGGATGTGAGCAAAGGTACTTATACGCTTGACCTCTCCAAATACCTGCAGGTAGGTACCACAGACATTTATGTCCGCGCCACCACGATAGATCCTGGAACGGGTAAGACACAGACCAAGCAGAGTTATGTGTCGGTGAAAGTTGTTGCCCTCTCCCTGACAAGTTCCTACAATCTCGCCAACTCCATTGCGAACGGTGGTTATGGAGTTTATGACACCGTGAATATCCCCTATGCAGTCAGCGGTTCGGGAACAAAGGTCATTACCGTATATCTTGACGGTGTGCAGTACAATACCGCCACCGTTACCCGAAGCGGTACCACCAACGGCAGTTTCGGCATATCGATGACGGGGTTGTCATTTGGCCGACATACAATCCAGATGGTGGCGGAGATGGAAGCGGCTACTGGTCTTGTCCTGAAGAGTGAAAGTATCTACATCGACATTTTCAAGAGCGGTGCGGACGTTCCGCTCATCGGTACGAAGCTCCGTTTTGCCGATGGCCGTATTTTTACGGACACACACCTGACCCCGACACTTGAGGTTGGGCAGTATGCACAGCTCTCCTTTGAGTATGTAGCCTATGATCCGAACACCACCCCAGCCAAGATGGATGTGTACAACGGTGATGTGAAGAGTACCACTGTTAGCGTGGCACGCACCAGCCAGACATACAAGAACCGCTTTACCACCCAGGGCACAAACGAGATGATGTTCAAGTGCGGGGAAACGGAATACCTGTTCCATATCAATGTGACGGAGAGCAGCGTGAATATCGGTGAGACCACTTACGGAATGGTTCTGAAGCTGAATGCTGCAGGTCGCAGCAATGATGAGGAGAACCCCGCAGTATGGAGTTCTAACGGTGTTCAAACGACCTTCGAAGGTGTGGACTGGAAGTCGAGCGGTTGGACTGGGGAGTCGCTCATCTTGCGTAACGGTGCAAAGGCGCATATCGATTACAAGCCATTCGCAACGGATGCCGCCTCTACGGGATGCTCCATCGAACTTGAGTTTAAGGTTTCCAATGTGGTTGACCGCGAGGGCGATGTCATCACCTGTATGTCTGGACCAAAGGGATTCCAGATAACAGCGGAGAAGGCCTCGATGTACACAGGCTCGACAAAGACCGTGACCGATGAGGACGGCAACGAAGTTGTCACCAATGTCGGTGTCGGCATGGAGTTCGCTTCAGAGGAGTGGCTGAAGGTGGCGTTTGTGGTAGGCAAGCGTGCTGATGGTAGGTTGATGGAGTTGTTTATTGACGGAGAACGAAGCAAGGCAGATATATATGCCGAAGCTGACAACTTCCTTCAGGACACCCCGCAGGGTATTACCATTGACAGTAGTTTTGCGGATGTTGAAGTTCGCGTTGTGCGTATGTATAACGAAGCCATTTCTGATGATGATGAGCTGGGTAACTACATTGTAGACCGCCCTACGGCGGAGGAGATGGCAGACCTTGCAGACAAGAATGACGTGCTGGATGATGAAGGTCTCGGTATCGATATTGAGAAGATCCGCAAGAAGGGCAAGGGTGTTATCTTGATAGTCCGCAAGGGCGGTCTTGATGAGATAAATGCCGAGAACAACAAGGACACCAACTTCCTTGCCGATGTGTACATATATCCGCCTTGGGGTGGTGAAATCATCCTGAAGAATGTATATGTCCGCATTCAGGGAACTTCTTCAACCAAGTATGCCCGCAAGAACTACCGCATCTATTTTGCCAAGGGTGTTGAGCCTGAGCTTTGGATTAACGGCGTAAAGCAGGATTCGTTGAAAATGCCAGTTGTCCCTGGAGACCCTGCTGTCAAGGTTGCCAACCCGAAGTGTGACTATTCGGATAGTTCAATGACACACAACACAGGTCTTGCCAAGCTGTTCAATGACTGTTTCAAGGAGATAGGCCTGTTCACCCCGCCACAGGAGATAAACAATACAATCCGCACCGCCATCAACGGTTGGCCGTGCGATATGTTCTCGGCAGAGTCCATCGATGAGAAGCCGACATACCACGGTCAGTACAACTTCAACAACGACAAGTCGGGCTGGGCTCCTGTTGTCGGTTTTGAAGGTGTCGCAGGTATCGATGAGAGCAAGGTTATCAGCCTTGAGTTCCTGAACAACTCCCAGAAATTGGGTTTGTTCCAGGTTGACGAGGATATAGAGTCGCAGTTTGACAGAGAGTTTGAGAACGCCCTGGAGTTCAATTATCCAAAGGATACTGTGTGGTCTAACCCCAACACCGCTAAGGACGAGAAAGAGGCTAACAGTTACCAGAAGGAGGCTATCATGCGTCTGTGGCGTTGGGTGCGTGATTGTGTGCCAGCCGATGCGGATACGGTCAACTTCAAGGATATATCATCGTTCAAGAGCGAGAAGTTCAAGAACGAGGCTTCGATGTATTTCAACACGCGCTGGATGCGTACCTTCTATGTGTTCACAGACTACAACACCTGCTTCGACCAGCGTGTGAAGAATATGATCTGGATAACCTTTGACGGCGAGGTGTGGTATATTCTGTTCTACGATGGCGATACCGCCTACCTTGTGCGAAACGACTGCTTCCTTGCCTACAAGTACGATGTGGACCGTGAGACCTGGGACGCAGAAAAGAGCAAATACGCCTTCGAGGGCTATGCAAGTATGTTCTGGTGTCTTATCCTTGCCAACTTTGAAGCGGAACTGAAGTCTGATGCAGCCGCTTTGCGTGAGGTTATGACCCCCGAGCGAGTGCTTCAGGTGCTGAATGAGGAGCAGATGGGCAACTGGTCTGCACGACAGTACAACAAGTCGGGCGAGTGGAAGTATATCATTCCGATGCTTGAGGGTGTCGATGTGAAAGGCACACTGACCAAATACCCGCACATATACGCATTGCACGGCAGCCGTAAGCACCACCGTATCCACACTATCCGTAATAGATACGCCCTGCTTGACGCGAAGTATGAGACTGGAAGCTACCGTTCCGACAATATTGATATGTATCTTGCCCGCAAGGCGACAGAAGCTGCCAATACGATAGTGGTGACTGCAAACGAGGTGTATTACTTCGGCTATGGTACCAACAACTCCCCATCGATACAGCCGTCCCAGCGAGCGGAAAAGGGCGAGGAGGTGACGCTTACCTTCAGGGATGCGTTTACGGTCAATGACCCGATACGCGTATATGGAGCAAGCCGAGCCAAGAAACTTGATATGCGAGGAGCAGCAAACAATCTGACGGGTGACGTGAACTTGAACAAGTGTACCAAGCTTCAGTATCTGGACTTGAGTACGACAGGAGGCGGTGCATCGGGTTGGTGCGCGGTACTTGACCAGTGCCGACAGCTCCGTGAGGTAAATCTGAACGGTCAGAAGAATGCCAGAACAGGCACGCTGTCCTCTTCGGAGTTGAACTTCTCCAACCAGACACGCCTTGAGGTGTTGAATGCTGGCGGAACTGAAGTGCAGAGTGTAGTGTTTGCTGAAGGTGCTCCGTTGCGTGAAGCAGTACTTCCTTCAACGCTCACCGCCCTTCGCCTGGAATATCTGCCGAAACTTGACAACAGCGGTCTGCTTGTAGAGGGTTATGACTCTGTGGAGACCTTCCGCTTTGCCGAGTGTCCGAACCTGGATTGGGAGAATATCCTTGCCCGTTGCGCCAATGTTAAGCGTATCCGTATCACGGGCGTTAATATGACTGGCGATGAGAGTTTCCTTGCGAGATACAAGCATTTGGGCGGTATCGATGCGAACGGCAATGCCGTGGATACCTGTGCCCTTGTCGGCTCATACCAGCTCACCGCCTATCTTGATGACGAGGTGTACGCCGAGTACAAGGCACGTTATCCAGAGTTGAACATTATGCAACCGCAGTACACGATGATCGAACGCGATGAGAATGTATCTGCAGATGACAATGTGAGCAACCCCGACAACCATACGGGCTGTGCCTATGGCAATGACTATGTGCCGAGCG